CTGTGTCAGATGCAAGGATGAGTGATTCCCATAGAGTCTTGTCATCTTTCCAATAGCCATGGCTTACCTTCCCACCACCGTAGATGTTCTTAGGCATATCTTCTTTACCTGCATTAGAAAACAGAGTATTGATTCTCTGACTCCATGTTTGGCTACCGTGTGCATTGATGCTTGATAACTTAGTCATTGTTTGCTGTAGGTCTGCAATAGGGTCCATCACATCAAAGGTAATGAGTGGGTTGTCCTTGTCACTTCTATAGTCAACAAACTGATTATTCATTCTTCCTTGGAAGATAATTTCATTACCCCTGCGTAGTCGTACCTTGGTCTTAGGAACCATGTAAGCATTGACATTAGGGTCTACTAACTTGTTGGTTGTGACTACATGCATCACACCTACATTAGGAACTGGAAGTGCATAGGCTCCTGTGTAGGAGTCCACACCTCTCTTAATGTTTATTGATAGAACGCCATCCAGAATAGAAGTCCACTCATACTGACTGTCATCATTAAGTTCTTCATCTGAAGCAATTACTGCCTCATTGATTCTGTCTGTACCAAGGGTAAACAGACCATCAATAAAGGTTCTAAGTTCTAATGTTAATTCGTCTTGTAGTCTCATCTGCCGTTGACACCTGCGTACTTATCAAGTGCAGACTTAACATATCTGCCTACTTCATAAGGGTCAGTGCCTATTCCAGCATTGATAGTTATGTTGACTCCACTGCCCCTTGAACCAACAGTAGGAGGTTGTAACTTAATAGAACCCATTCCTGCTACTGCTAAACCTGCATTACCTCTAATACCCATTGCTAAGCCCTGCATAAGGTTTGCACCATACCCAGCCATAACCTTTGATGGTGAAGAGATATTGAATAATGATTTGAATCTGTCTTTCATGTTCTTGGCAAGTGTGCCAATAAAACTAAGTGGTGCTGAGGCAAGAGACTGCATACCACTTACAAGACCATTGATAATGGCTGTTCCTAATGAAGACCAAGAGATAGATTTAATCTGAGTCATCATGGTGCTAAGTAGATTTCTAAAGAAACTTGCAATGATTGATACAAAGTTCAATGGATTAAAGGCTACAAAGATACCTGCAACAATGTCATTACCTAATTTCTCAGTTACCTTTGATGGAGATGCAATCATAAAGATTGACTTACCCCATTCAATAATTGCACTCTTCAACCCCTTCCAGAAGTTCTTTACAATCTCTGTAACTGCCTTAACTGGGTCCTTAAGAGGAAGCATGATGCCATCAATAATCTTGTTACCAACTTCTTGCCAAGTGTTAGGGAAGAGTTTCACAATCTCTCTTGCTACCCTCTCACCTATCTCAACAATGAAGAAGACAACCAATCCCTTGGAAAACTTACCTAACTTGTCCCAGATGCTCTTTATGAGAATGCCAAATGCTGCAAGGATTTCTGGGAAGGTTAGTCCCTTGAGTAATGATGGGAATGCTTTCAGTTCCTTGGAGATAAGTCCTAATGAGGTTCCTGCTGCTTCTGCTGAAGCAACTACTGCAGACAACTTACCTACAGTCCACAGTGTTCCTAATGCTATTGCCAGTAGTTTTACTTCTTCATTTAATCTTGTCTCCCCAGTTTCTGGGTCCTTGTAAGTAAGTAGGTCTACAAATGCCTTTAGAAGTGGAGTTGTTTCTTTAAGGATTGGAAGAAGGAGTACTGAAATCGCATCCTTCAAACCTTCCAACTCATACTGTAATTCTTGAGTGGTGGTGAACTTCAAGTCTTCATTTATGTCATCTGCTAATACCTTGTATAGATACTTGACCTGTTCTGTAACAGTCTTTAGTTTCTGGAAATTCTCAAGTTCTGCTTGGCTTAACTGACCAGTCAAACCAAACTTAGAAAGTTCATCCCCACCTAATAACTTGCCACTTCTTAATGCCTTAGTCCAAGCATTAGCAAATGTATCTATTCCCTTGTCAGGGTTCTGGTTATTAGCAAAGAGGACCAAGGTTCCTATCTCATCAAGGATAGCCCTGTATCTAATTGTTGTGGAGTTAGCAAGACCTACAAAAGTTTGTGCTACATCTCCATCATCTATCTTAAACTTAACAGAGAGTGTATTTATCTTCTCAGTAATTTCATCTGCATCTTTGCCAAACAAATCTTTAATCTTTGCAAAGGCAATTTGTTCTTTTTCAAAGTCCTGAACAATAGTCCAGACAAACTTAGCACCTGCAATAACTGCTAATGCTTTAGTTATTAATCCAAACCCTTTAGATAAGTTAGTCGCTGTGGAGTTTAGAGTGCCAAGTTGTTGGTTGGTTTGTTTTACACCTTTAACAAGACTGCGGGTATCCGCAACAATGTCAACTACAATTGTATTAGCCATTTTGCTTGTTCACTCCTTCCAATATGTATTGGTACTCTTCACTTGTTAACTCCCAGAATTGTGTTGGTGTATATCCTGTGGCTGCACAGAACCCACCCATTAGTTCTAAGAGGTAGTGACTTTTGGGTCTTCTTCTCCTGTAAGAGTGTTCATCTCTTCAATGCTCATGTTCTCAACCTGTTCCCAAGTTAAGTCAGGATTAATCTTCTTACCTGTTATATATGCAATTGCCATTGTTAATTGCACTTTAGGACAGTGTTCCCACTCATCCATGTTGTACCCTGAAAGTTTCTCAACTTCAGCAAGGTCCTTCATCTTCAAACTATTTATATTCATATCCTGCCTCCTATGTATTTTCTTCCAATTGCTTGGATGTTTTGTGTGTACTGCTCTTTCACATAACTTCTTTCAGTCCATGCTGCTCTTCTTAAGAATGGTTGAGCCTTGATATTCCTTTGTGCCCATCCATATTCAATGACACCTGCATATGGAACTGCTGCTCCACCTGCTTTGATTTGGACCTTCTGCTTTGCTCTGTTTGCTCTGATAGAACCAGCAAGAGCACCTGTTTCATTTGGTGCAATAGCAGAGGCAGTCTTAGATACCTTTGAACCAATAGCGTAGTTAGCCTCTTTCAGGTCTTTAATAGCACCTTCATACTGATTGAAACTTCTAACTACTTCTCTTAGTCCTTTAACTGCAACTGTGTACTCTGCCATTGCGACCTAATTACGCTCCTGAAGTTACTTTGACTGGCTTACCATCAAGTTTGATAGTTAAGTCATATGTAAAGTATTCACCTGCTGCTCCACCCATATCAGGAATTGCTTCTGCATATCCTGTTGCTGTGAAGTGTGGTTGTGTTGCTGATGGAACTGCGTTTCCATGTGGTGCAAATGTAAGTGTTAAGTCTGCTCCTGGGTTTGTGAATAACTGTGTCCATAGAGAGTTTGCTGCAAAATCCTGAAACCCTGTAACTGCACAGGTGTAATCAAGTGAGTCTGCATAATCTCCAAAACCCATTTCACCAACTGCTGATGAGAAAACTACTGACTTTACTGAACCTGCGTAGTCGGTTGTTCCAACCTTGAACACAATGTTCTTTCCCTTTAATCTTGTCATTACTGACCTCCTTGTGAATCTATAGTGATGTTAATGTTTGTACTTAAATATGTTGCACCATTTGCTTCTGTTAGAAATGGCTTATCAACATCTAATTTTGCTACTGCTGTGTTAGCCCATATCAATGGGACAAGTGAATCCAATAAGGAGTCAAGTCCTGTTGTCTCAACATCATTTTGTGCTGTTGGTACAAGTAGAAGAATCTTCCAGTTAATTGAATAGATGGCTTCGTATTCATCATCATTAACACTGATGAAAGGAAACCCTGCTTCAAGAATTGCACAAGGTGCTATTGGTCGTGCAGGTGAGAACTTATAAACATTCTGCAGTTCTTCTCTAAGGATATTTGCAATATCTTCTTTGATTCCCGCTATGTTCATGCAAACCTCACCATGTAACGGTTAAGTAGTGGATAGACACCTGCTAATGGGTCTCTTGCAATACGGATAGGTGCTCCGTCATATGCTGAATACTGCGAGATTCCCATAGGAGCAGAACGCCTATGAAATAGTTCTGAACCAACCTCAAGGTAGCAACGCTTTAGAATTTGGGTAGGCACCTTTGTTGATTGCACATAAGATGCAATTAAGTCAGTAGCCGTTTCCCAGCACTCTTCTGCAAACTCGTTATCCAAGTCAGAAGCACCTACATACGCTTTGAGGTCAGTCCAGTCCATTTAATTTCCCCTAATTAGTCCAGTGGATTTGCAACTTTTACAAGTGCTTTAGGGTCATGTCCTGCAACTGCAAGGTACCCGTACACTGAGAATTGCTGTGTCAGATTGGTGATATCTCCATCATTGAGACGGAAAGGTGCACCTGCTGATTCGTAAGTTGTGATTGCTGAAGAAGCACCTGTTAGAAGTGTTCCTGCTGCAAGTGATGGGTCTACAACGATTGGAAGACCTGCAATGTTTCCAGTCAAACCAACTGGGTTGATTGAACCAAATCCGTTTGAAGGATTTGTTGCTGCTGCGATTGGACGAGCAACACCATCAACCTGCTTAGCAAGTTGCTTGAATACATCAGATGAGCAAAGGATGAACTCCAATGCCTTTCCTGTTTCGTTGTTTACCTTTGTTGCTGAGTCTGCAAGCATCTCAATGATTGCATCTGCTGACCATGCAGCAACTGAAGATGTTGATGTTCCTGACAATGAGTTGATGTAAGCCTTAACTACATTGTTTGTCTTCTTTGCGTATGCTGCTGCCATTGCTCTGAATGCTGCATCTACATAAGCGATTGAAGAACGCTCAATCAACTGGCGTGTCATGGCTGTGTAACCACCATAAGTCTTGATGTTTGCAGTTGCTGAAGTTAGGTCAATCTTACCAAATGTAAGTTCGTCTCCTTCTGCTACCTGCTCTTCAATTGCTGAAGTATCAGAATTGAGAAGTGGGTATTCAATTGTCATTCCATCTGCTGGAAGTGGTGCTGATGTGAATACATTGTATGTTGGACGACCATTGTCAAGAATGCGGATAGTTTCATTTACCCATGCGTTCTTAAGAATGCTGTCTGCCATTACTGAGTGTGTGTCTGCAAAGGCACGAGCAAGTGTTAGACCTGACTCTTCACCTGTTGCTACTGACTTTACATATTCTCCGTATGAACGGAATTTTGGTGCAGTTGGAGCCTCTGTCTTGTCTGCTGACAAAACTTCTAAGCGGCGTTCCAACTCTTCTGCATGATTACGCACTTCAGCGATTTCTGAAGAGTAATCAGGTGTTGTTGTTGTTTCCATATTATTTGTTTCCTCCTTGATTTCTCTAACCTCAGTCACTGAGGCGTTTTCATATGCAGGGAATGCCACCAAAGAAACTTCTTTGAGATTTACCTTTTTGCGTATGATTGTTCTGTCCTTCTTCTCATCTACAACAGGAATAAATCCCACTGAGAATGAGCGAATAGCACCATCCTTAACTAATTCAAGGGTTTCATCCCCAAGTTTGGTGTTGCTAATTCTTGCTTTAATCCAGAGACCATCTTCTCTTTCTTCCATTAGGTTGACTTTCCCAATGACTTCTTTGTGGTCTCTAAATAGTTTTACATGTGAGTCAAGGTCAACTGAGCCTCTTGCAAACTGCTCTTTGTCGCCCCCACCAATATCAATTACCTCATCATAAGGAACTGCCATACCAATGACTTCTCTGGTTTCTTGATTTGTTTCTCTAATTTCAAAACTTCTATTTTCCATTGTTATCTCCATATACCCTTATTTTAATTCACAGGTTGTTCCACATTGTTTGGTGCATCCTGTGGAGGGTTGTTGTTAGGCACTACTGGTTGTGGAATTGGTGGAAGGTCTGCTGCATTTATTGGAGGCATACCTTCAGACTCTCTAACTTCATTAGGAGTTAAGAATCTCTTGTCAATACCAATTGCATAACTTTGATATCTATTCAATACATTAGGTCTCAAGAACCCAGTCATATTAAATTCTGCCTTCTGACCTCTTGGTAGCAAGTCAGTAAGTGCCTGTTGAATACGGACTATGTACTGCTGTAGTCCATCTTCATATAGTTTCTGTCTATCTTCATTACCGTTTGTATATGTAAGCCCTGAACCTTCTACTGAAAGACCAAGGTACATACTTGGCACTCCAAACATGTTTGCTATCTGTCGTGTAGTAAATGTTTGGTTAGCCAAGAACTGTGCCTCTTCAGGGTTGAGTGCTATCGCTTGATAAGCAAGTCCTGAAGAAAGAACAGCAACGCTTCTTTCCTTCTGTGATTCAATGAATGCCTTCTTGTTAGCAAGGGCAATATCTGCAGAAAGAAACTCTGATGTAGTTAGTGTGCCTGTTGGAACTGCAGCCATCTTGAACCAGTTGTCTGCATAGTTCTGTAAGTCATTTGCTGACTGAATAATTTGCTTGTGTCTTTGTAGTGGTCCCTGTCCATAGATATCCCCAGGAATTGACCACAACTTAAGGTGCTTAATAGTGCCAGTGGCTTGTTTTACGCCATTGATGGAGTACTCAAGGTTTCCTCTTGTGTCCTGTTCAATGTTGACCCAGTGAGCAGGGATTAACTCCATACTTGCTATGCCACGCACTCCTCTGTAAATCTTCCAGTAAGCATTTCCATAAATAGCCATTGAAACAATTGTTTGACCAATAAATTCACCTTGAGTGACATTGTTCTCTACATCAGGAGTAACTAACCATGATGGAGAATCTACTTTCTCAATACCTCGCAAAACCTCAACAGGTATTTGCATTGCTGCTGTTTCAAGAACTGATATACATCTTGTAACTGGAATCAGTTGAAGTGCAGTGATTTCATTAACTACAAACGGTTGTCTAAATGGGATAAATGCCCCACGCTCTTCCATCTCATCTGGAATGTAGCGTTCAATATATTCTTGTTCTTCCCTGCCTAAAAGTCTGTTAAATATTCCCATGTATCTCCTTTACCAAACCATCTGAGTTGCTTGAATTTGTGTGTCCACATACCAGATAGCCAAAACTGTTGCTAATGCTGCATCTATGTCTGTCATAGAGTCTTTTCTTGTGATTTTCCAAGACTCACCAACATTCTTACGCACTGCCCTTTGCATTTGCACTGACACAATTTCATCTTGTGGATGACTAAGTGTCTTTCTCATAATTCTACGGTAGGCGTTGTTTGACCCATTGATTAAGTCCTTATGTGTAGCCTTATGCACTCTAATTCCACGCTGTTGCAGTGCTTGTGCAAGGTCTGAAGAAATATAGGAATCAACAATAAAAGGTGCACCAAACTTAGATAATCCAACACATGCCCTTGTTAATTCCTCAATGTTTGTATTATTAAATGATGCAACTAATTCAGTAGTAACTATGTCGCCATCTTCTAAAGTGGCTGCAACTATTGATGCGTGGTCCCACCCTGGAGTTCTATCTACTGCAAATACTTGAACTCTTGAACAAGTACCGTAAGGAAGGCTCTGCCAAGTACCTACAGGAAGCCACGCATTCATGCTGGAAACAAACTGGTTTAGGCGATATCTACGAGCATCAGCCTCTGGCATTGTTGCTAATTCATTCTTTACAGATGCCCAAGAAAGTAGACCAGATGCAAGATTTGGGTTAGCCCTGCGTACTTCCTGCTCATCAAACACATCACAACCCTGTGGAGCCTCCCAACAGAAGAATCCAAACCTTTCAAAGTTCTTATCCTCATCTACTGACTTAGCACCACGCTCATATAACTTCTTTAACAGTTCAGATGTGTCATCTCCTGCTGTAGTAATACCAATTGTTATACCGTCAGGTCTTGTGGCAGAACCCAGAGCCATTGCAGTCCAAACATCCTCATTAGCCACATGCAACTCATCAAATACAACAAGGGATGGATGCAGACCCTGTGCTGTTCCTGCCTTAGCAGCAATAACCTTGTACACACCTGTGCCATCAGAAGTCCAGAGACCTCTATGTTCTGTAGAACGAGAGAATAGAGATTTCAAGATATCTGAGGTCTGTGTTTGGTGTAGCAGTCTTCTATAAACAATCTTTGCTTGGTCTGCTGAGGCTGCTACTGAGATAACTTCAGGTGCAGGTTCATGTAACAACATTCCATAGAGTGCAAAGAGTGCACCTATCAAAGATTTACCATTCTTTCTTGGCATTGAGATACAGACCTGTTTGTATCTAAGTCTTCCTGCTAATTCAGGGTCTTCATGGTCATCTGGATATCTTTCCAATACCCTGCGTATTAGCCACTTCTGCCAATCTGTTAAAACAAGACCAGCGTTGTGCTTTTCAGGTAACTTCCATATTGCTTCTACTACATTTATTAACTTGTCACCATCAGTAACAAGGTTCTCATCAAGGGAAGATGTGTAGTGTGTGGGTAGCCACTCCAATTAAGCCCCTGCTGCTATCTGTGCAAGCATTTCTTGAGGAGTTATGCTCAAATCCTGTCGTCTATTGTTCATTAAGCCTAAATTGCTCAATAACCCAATCAAAATAGGTGCTAATTGATGCCTTCTATCAGGCATTTGGTCCATGGTTTGAGCCAGTAGAACAGCCTGTTGTGCTGCTCCTAAGTCTGCATCCTCAAGCCATGTAGCACTTCTGATAGATGTGATTACTGCGTTCTCTAAAGTTAAATCCAGTTGAAGGGGTTCAAAATCAGACTTAATTAGCCTGTGTGCCCTTGGTCCTTGTGTCATTCCTGTTCTCATTCTGCCTCCTGATTTACTAATTATAGTTTGGTCGTATTTCAACAAAGGATGCGGGGTTTCCTACATCTATATAAAAAACCATCAAACCTTTCAAACCTTTATATCCACATATTGTGCATATATGAATCACTATTTGTATGGTTTGTTTAATGGTTTGGAGGATGCGGGGTTTCCTACATCTATATAAAAAACCATCAAACCTTTCAAACCTTTATATCCACATATTGTGCATATATGAATCACTATTTGTATGGTTTGTTTAATGGTTTGG